AACCTCAAATTAATTTTATACTATTTAAATTTTATTGTCAAGTAGTCTTAATTAGAAGATAACATACTAAATCCTTTTTGTTTCTCAAACTTTAGAGTATTTTCAAATTTTTCTTCAAGTTCTTCTCTTTTATGAGATATTACAAAAACGTTTGACTTTTCAACAACATAACGAATAATCTTTGTAAAATTATCTGTACCAAAGTCATCAAGAGAACTATCAAAAATTTCATCAAGTATTAATAAATTTGTATTTGTGGAATTTTTTACTTTTGCAATTTCTCTCCAAGTGAATAAAAGTGACAAATCAATTCTCATCTTTTCACCTTCGCTAAAAGAAGAATATGAAAAATCTTCATAAATTGGATTTAAAGCTTTTTCATTAAATTCTTCATCTAATGTAAAATTAATTGAAAACTCCAATAAATCTAGATACTTATTCAAATTATGATTAATTAAAGGTAAATACTTATCTATAATTTTTGTTTTAGCACCGTCATCTTTCAATAAAGAAATAATAAACTCATAATTTATCAATTCTTCTTTGTTTGAAGAAATTTCATTAAAACAATTTTCATATTCAGATTTAAGAGATTGTATTTTTTCTATTTCAATATCTCTCTCTTCAGTGTTTTCGATAATAGCTTGAATTTCCGATTGTAATGATACGATCTGTAGAAATAATAAACTCATAATTTATCAATTCTTCTTTTTTTGAAGAAATTTCATTAAAACAATTTTCATATTCAGATTTAAGAGATTGTATTTTTTTTATTTCAATATCTCTCTCTTCAGTGTTTTCGATAATAGCTTGAATTTCCGATTGTAATGATACGATCTGTTTTTCATACTCAGAAATAGTAGTATTTTTTTTAGATATATCATTATTTAAAGAAATAATTTCTTTTGATATTGAAGTAAATTTTTCTTCCCTCTCTTCTTCATTTTTAATAGCTAGTTCTAAATCTTTGAAACCTTTTTGAAGTTCTTTTGCACTACTTTGAGTTTCTTCAATTTTATTTAATCTAAAATCTTCATCAATGTTTTGCTTGCAGGTAGGGCAAACCGTATTATCAGTAAAAAATTTATGGTCATTAACTATAGATGAAATTTTTTGTTGTATTTTACCCTTAAGAGATTCAAACTTTTTTAACCTTGAAATAGAATCAGAATAATTTACAGATATACTATTCAAATCTTCAACTTTAGAAATTATTTTATCTATAATATCCCTTATTTTATTTTTTTCAATTTCTAACTCTCTAATTTTATTCTTCTTATCATCTACAAAATTGCTCTCTGCTTTATCAAGTTTTTCTATTAGTTTATTTTGAGTTTCTATTTTATATTCTATATTATCTTTTTTATATGTTAATTGCTTAATCTTATCTTTAACTTCTTTCAAATATACTTTTGCAGTTTCATTCATTGAAGAAAAAACTTTAATATCTAAGATATCTTCAACAACCTCTCTACGACTCTGAAGAGACAATTGCATAAAAGGAACAAAATTAGATGATCCAAGAATTACAATTTGTGTAAATGACTTATAATTTAACTTTAATATATTTTGCTCTAGAAGTTTTTGTTGGTCTACAGAAGATGCTAACTTATCAAATATTTTTCCATTTTTGTATATTTCAAAAATATTAGGTTTAATTCCACGAACTATTTTATATTCTTCGCTTCCTATAGTAAAAGTAATTTCAACATAACATTCTTTTTCATTTACAGTGTTTACTAATTGAGATTTATTAATTTTTCTAAATGGTTTATTGAAAAGAACAAAAGTTAATGCATCAAGCATTGTGCTTTTTCCTGCACCATTTTGACCAACAACTAATGTTGATCTATGTTTAGTGAAGTTTATATCCGTCCAATAGTTTCCAGAACTTAAGAAATTTTTATACTTTAGCTTTTGAAATATAATCATAATTTGGTGGAATAACTAATTCATTAGGAGTAATTATAGCATACTGATAATTGAAATGCTCACAGGTTAAAATTGCTACTTCAGGATCAACCTCTGTAACTTCTATACCAATATATCCAAGTTCTTCTAACATCATTAAATATCTTGATGCATCATCTTCTTCAACAAATATTAAAAGAACTTTTTCTTTATCTTCATTAGCAACTGAAAATACACCTTCTAAACTATTTCCATTAACAGTAAGTATAAACATTATTATATCTGAAATGATTCTTGATAAATTGAATTGATAAGATTTTTAATCTTTTTCTTATTTAACTGAATTTCAGATTCATCTACATATTTTTTTAGTAGATATAAAGTATCTTCTGTATTTAAAAATTGCTCCTCATCAAAATCTTTTTTTATCTCTATATTTTCAATTACTTTTAATTCATAAGGATTTTCTTTATACAATTTATCAAAAAACTTTTCGTACTTTTTCTGATCAGTTCTATTTTTTATTATCAATTTTACTACACAGTTTTTATATTCACTAAGATCATTAGGAATATTATCTTCATCATAATGTATTACTTTAAAAATTTCGTATGGATTATTGATATATTCTACACTTAAAGTATTAGTATCAAATATAACGAATCCTCTTTCATCTTTATAATCATTCCAAAACATTTGATAAGGATTTCCTATATAAAAAACTTTATCATTATCACTTCTTGTATGATAATGTCCGGAAAAAACTTTTTCAAATTTTTTAAAATATTCATCAAATTTAGTTGGTTCTTGAATATGTCCCTTAAAAACGTGAAATCCACCAAGTTCAAGATGACCCATCGCAACTTTAGATGATGTAGATTCAATTATATCTATAGATTCGTTTTCTTGATCTGTAGATATCCAAGGTACAAAAAGAATTTTTAGATTATCTAAAACAACTTCTTTAGGTTTTGAATATACTTCAATATTTGAATAGTCTTTTAATAATAAGTAAGGACTATTTAAGTCATTAGTATTTTTATAAAATATATCATGATTTCCAACTATTGCGTGGACATTATATTTCTTAAGGGGATCGAAAATAACTCTTCTAGACCATTCAATGCTCCAATAATCAGTAGATTTTCTATTATCAAAAATATCTCCAAGATGAATTATAGTATCAATATTTCTTTCCTCTATAGTTGGAAAGAAAATATTTTTATAAAACATCTCAAAATAATCGTGAAAAACTTTATTTCCCTTCTTAAAATTATAGTGAGTATCAGTTAGTATTGCTACTTTCATGAATAAAATTTATAATTTACACTATCTTTAATTCCATTCATATCTCCGTAACTATAACCAACATCAGATGAATCTGCAGTAAATACTTCATCAAATCCAGATCTATGAATAATTTTAGATTTAATCTCAAGTTGTCTTTTTTCTTTAGATATTCTTCTTAAGAAAGCATAATAAATTACTTGAGTAAAATATGCAAATGGATTTGGTCTAGAAACATCAAAATTATCGATATATTGAACACAATTCTCAATTCCATCACTTATCATATCTTCTTTAAACATATAATTCACGAAGTTTGGTTTATATGATAAATGTGTTGCAATTTTTAAAAAACAATCTCCAATATAATTAGGAATTTTTGGTTTTGATTTTCCAGACTCTTTAGCAAATTCTACTTGCTTTCTATAATCTATTAAAGCTTGTAGAAAATCTTTATTACTTACATAATGTTCTGATCTTTTCTTTGCCATAGTATTACTCACCCTTTAAATTATTTTTGTACTATTTAATCATTAAAGTATACCATTTTTATGATATCTTGACAAGAGCTTGACACAACCTAGAAATATGAATATAATAACTCTGTTAGGGTTGAAAGATTAGTAATAGCTTAATTAACTATTAGACTTATAGATTTTCTCTAGGGATTCTCTTGCTTCATCTATTTTACAGAGTAGTCCAATATGAGAATTAACTGGAACTTGAGAACTATTTCTTATATATTTTTTATATGCACTAATGATCTGAGGATTCTTAACTTCAGTCATAGTAATTACATTTTGAATACGAAGTACAAATAATTCATCATCTGTAATACTTAACCAAGGACTAACTTTATATCCCATAAAATAGTTTTTTTTAGAGAATAAAGGAGACATTACTACAGGATTATCTAAAAGTAAAAATGTTTCATCTTCTTCATTTGAAACACATACTGTAGAGAATATTTCTTCACCAGAAATTAACTTTATTGTTGAATAAAAACTTTCTTCCATATTACTTTTTTAAATTTACATTGATAATGTCATAATCAAAGTTTTCTTCATTATATATTTTAATCCTTTCAACTAGATGATTTAGAGTATAATTTTTCATACCTTTGTATGTTATATCATCTGCAATATCATATAAAGTAGCTGAAATCTTTCCTTTTCCCTTTCTTAAAACTCTTCCTATTGATTGAAGGTTTCTAATTCTAGATTTTGAAGGAGAAGCAAATATAACATTGTGAAGTTTTTTGATATTAATACCAGTAGAAAAAGTACCATATGATGCAACTATTATTGCATCATTTTCTTTCTCAGTAATTTCTCTGACTTTTTCTCTATCTTCGGTATCAACTCCACCATGAATGAAGAATATTTTCCTATTCTTATCTGCCTTACTATTTATTAAGTCAAAAAGAGGTTTACCGTGAGATTCTACTCTATTAAAAAGGACTAAAGTATTTCCTTTTAAATCTAAAGTTAAATTACGTATGAAATTATTTCTCTTTTCGTGAGTAATTAGATATTGAACTTCAGATTCGTAGTCTTCAATTTTCTTTGCTTCGTGACCTAACAAAATCACATTAATTTTTAGTTTGGAAAGATATCCTTGCTTAATTAATTCATCTGTTTTAACTAGTTTATAAGATGATCCAAATAGACCTTCAAGAACTAATTTATGAGTTTGAGTTCCATCTAAAGTACCTGTGAATCCATATCTATATTTTGCATCAAACAATTTTGTCATAATACTAATTAAAGATTTAGATTTGAATTGATGAGCTTCATCACCAATAACGACTTGAAAATTATCAAAGAATTTTTTATCTAATTTATAGATTGATTGCCAAGTAGATATGGTAACACTTTTATTAGATGTCCTATCACTGCCTCCATAGACCCTGTGACAGTGTTTTTCTACATCCCAACCATAGTCTTCAAAGTCCTTATACATCTGCTCTACAAGCGATGTAGTGGGCACTATAAGGAGTGTATTTTTATCTTGTTCTGTAAAGTATCTAACTACAGAATATATCATCAGAGATTTTCCAGAAGCAGTTGGAGATATTGTTAGTTTTCTATTATATCTTAAAGCTTCATAAACTCCTTTAACTTGATAATCCCTTGGTTCATGAGAACATATACTCTTCATATAATCTTTTACTCCTTCTAAAGAAATCATCTCATTAATTTCTCCAGGAATTCCATAGAATTTATTATCTTT